GTGGTAGAATACAATCAACGGACTTGGCAATGTTATTTCAGAATAACCCATGGTTCAATGAATGGTATGGGCGTACGGTCTTATCGGAAGTACCCCAATTAGAAACTTACCACTAAAAATCGCGTCGAATAAATATGGTGAATTATCGGAGAAATCATATGAGATATTTAGTGTTGGGGTTTATTGGCCTTTGGTGTTATTATATACTGGGACCGAATAGTTCGTATGGAATTGCGCTGGCAATTAAACTCTTTACGATAATCATGTTTTGGACTTATGTAATGAAGACTTGGAGTGGAGAAAAATGAGCATAGAAAATATATTTGAAAAATTAGCAGATATGTTAATTACGATTCTACATAATGAATTGTTAAGAGATTTAATTGATAAAGTATAAGAGGTAAACATTATGATAAACTTTATATTAACTATAACTGTACTAGTCTTTTGGCTGGGTGCAGTTTATCTATATTTTGTTTTAGATAGAATGCTAGATGACATTCGTGCTATCAATGATGATATGCAAGAATGTAAAGCAATGATGAAAACAAAAATAGAACAAGACAATATTAAAGCAGAAGTACCCAATGATGAATTTCTAGGAATATAATGTCTTTAAAAGATTTAGCGAACAACATTCAGAAAGAATCTGAATTTCATACCTTTGTAAAATCGGAGCGAGTGATACGCAGACCACTATCTTTACACCACTTACATAAAGACATGGTAGACATCATTCGCTCTCACAAACACGAAGAAGCAAGAATGAGTAATGTCAAGGCATGGATGACCAATTGGTTTTTACATAAACAATATGAATCAGTCAATGAAGTTTGTAATCAAGCAATTGATATTGTAAAGAGTGTCATAAAGAATGACCAGAAAGGACAACTAGAAAAGTTTTTTACCTTTGATTGTTGGGGAGCAATCTACGATAACAAACATTATACACAACCCCATACTCATGGCCCTGCATTGTGGTCATGGTGTTATTATATACAGATACCTGACAATGCCCCACCCCTATACTTTCGAGAAGCAAAACTCAAAGTATTTCCTAAACCAGATGAAATAATACTCTTTCCTGGCCATGTCATACACGAAGTGCCTAAGGCATCGGACATGAACGAAGAAAGAATTATTCTTGCTGGAAATATCTACCTAGACTACCGAAACACCTAGTATAAATACTATACATGAACGAAAACTATTTCATGGGCCTCGATGGCTTTGTATGGTTTACTGGTGTTGTAGAAAATCGTAATGACCCTGCAGAACTAGGTAGAGTACAAGTCCGTTGTTTAGGTTACCACACAGAAGATTTAAACGATATCCCATCTAAAGATTTGCCGTGGGCGCATGTCATGTTGCCTACTACCGACCCATCTATGCAAGGACTAGGAAACACACCATCTTTTCTAGTAGAGGGAACATGGGTAGTCGGATTCTTTCGTGATGCAAATGAAAAACAACAACCTTTAATTATAGGTTCTCTACCTGGTTATCCACAAGAACATGCAGATATTGAAAGGGGATTCAATGACCCAAATGGTGATTACCCATCGCAAGCAATTGACCACTCTGGTCATGGATTAAATGAATCAGATGTATCAAGACTTGCAAGAGGTGATGATGCTGAAACTCATAGAGCACTTATCAATAGGCGTGAAACAGAATTTAAAGATATACCTACAGCAACTAAACCACATGTATCAACAGTATCAACAGTAAGTAAAAAAGAAACTGCTGGGAGTTTTGATGAACCTAAATCAAGAGGAACAACAACAACAGGTATCTATCCTTTCAATCATGTATATGAATCAGAATCAGGTCACATCAAAGAAATAGATGATACACCAGAGGGTGAAAGATTATTCACACAACATACTGCTGGAACTTATGAAGAAATAATTGCTGATGGTACAAAGACAGTTAAGGTTGTTGGTGACAACTATGAATTAATTGCTGGTGGTTCTAATGTTTATGTGAGAGGAGATATTAATTTAACTTGTAGTGGTACAAAGAGAGAACTCATAGAAGGTGATTATATATTAGAAGTTGGTGGTGACTTTACTAGAAAGATTGGTAAGTCTGAACAAGTTAAGATTGGTGCTGGAGAAACAGGTGGTAATCTAGAAGAAGAAATAAAAGGTAATCACGCATATAATATTGCAAACTCTGTTGCAGGTGCAGTTGGTACAACAGAAAAAGGAACGGCAAAAGATTTTGATATTACAATAGGCGGAAAAGAAACAAGAACGATTGGGGGAACTTTAGACATTACTACAGCTGATAGTTATACTTTAGTATCATCAAAAGATATTGGTTTCATTTCATCTAATAATATTTCTTTGTTTAGTGTTGCAAGTACATCTATAGCTTCTGGTACAACCATGACAGTTAAGGCTGCAACAAATCTAGATATTAAATCAGAGGCAGTAGGAACAATGACATTCGAGGGTGCATCAAGTACTATAAATCTTTCTGGTAGTGGAAGTACAATTACAACTACACAAGAAGTTACTGCAAATACTATTGCACTTACAACTCATACACATACTGATACAGCAGGTCTGGCAGCTAACATAACATCGGCACCGAATGCATAGGAGAGAACAATGGCAGATATAAAAATTGACAGCACAGATTCTACTAAAATAAATCTTGAAGTAGCTGATTCAAATGATTTAAATTTAAAACTAACTGGTGGTGATAAAGGTTTACGATTACATGTATTAGAAACAATTTATCCTATTGGTTCTATTTACACCAATGCTGGTGTTGCAACAAATCCAGGCACACTATTAGGTTTTGGAACATGGTCAGCATTTGGAAGTGGTAGAGTTATAGTAGGTGTTGATTCAACCGATACTGATTTTGATGCAGTACGAGAAACAGGTGGTGCTAAAACACACACATTAACAGTTGCTCAATTAGCAGCTCATACTCACAATGTTACAATGAGTACCAGTGATAGTGATAATGATAATTTATCAGAGGGTAATACTTCAGGTACATCTTTGCATCCAACATCATCAACTGGTGGTGGTGAAGCTCACAATAACTTACAACCATACATCACAGCATATATGTGGAGAAGAACAGCATAATGGCAGACTTTACAACAGCAGATTTAGAGGGAGCAAATGAGTTATTAAATAAAACTCTTACAGATGCTCTTGCACTTAAAGACCAACTGATTGCTTCACATGGAGCAGATGCTACAGCATTATTAAATTCATTACAATCAAAGGTTGCAGATTTAGAATCATCATTATCAAATATGATACCAGAGTTACCTACTGTTCCCAATATAAACATGCAAGGAGAATTTGCTACACTTGTTAATTTTGATGTTACAACACCACAAGGACTTGAACAGTTTACTGCACAAGCAGCAAACATAACTGCACAATTTGGAACTGCAATGAAAGACAAAGGATTAGATATTAATTCTCTTGCCACACAAATACAAACAGGCGGAAAAGATTTAATTAGTGACTTACTTCCAAATTTACAAATACCAGATGGTGAAACACTTCCTATTGAATTACCAGCTAATGTTAGTTTACCTTCCATAGAATCTGTGACAGAAACAATAAGTAAAACTGCTAAAGATGCAACAAAACTAGTAACCACAGAGATAGAAGTAATTACAGAAGAAGCTGGTGTAGGGTTAACAAAGGTTACAAAAACTGCTACCGAAACTAAAACTGTATCAACAAGTCCTAAGACCATTACAAGCACAGTAACTAAAGAATTAATAAAGGTAAGTGAAACTGGTGGTGGTACTAACATTGCAATATCATCTGATGGTAGCACAGAAAGAGCAGAAAAAAAATATAGAGAAGATTTACTTGCTGGGTATAAAAGAAATAGAACAATTATACCAGGCTTCTATGAAGATAAAACATATAGAGGAGTACCACTACCAATACAAGTCTTTGATGATGATGATGTTTATAGTATGGAAGCAAAGGTAAATGGAATCTCATCTGGGTCTGGTGAAAATTATAAAACTGAATATCTATCAAAACCTAAAACATTAAGATACTTTCAAAGTGATACCTATGATGAGGATATTAAAAATGGTATTTCTGAAAAAGAAGCTTTCCTAAATGCACGAAGTATGGGTGATTGGAATTGGAAAGAAGATGATAAAGATTACATTAGATATGATAGAAGATTTAAAAAAATAAGACTAACTTAATAGAATCTATTATAAATAATAATTAAATAACTAGGGATTTACAATGTCAGCATATAAAGATGCACAAGCTCAGAATGATATCAGTCGTAATGTTAGACAATATTCTGATTTAGATTTATTCTTTACTAAGAAAATTGTAGGTTCGGATGTTAATAAAGTTACTGATATACAAGCAGTTAAGAGGTCTTTGAGAAATCTTATTAATTTAAATGAATTTGAAAAACCATTTCACCCAGAAATTTCTGGTGGAATTAGAGATATGTTATTTGAACCTATGTCACCTATAGTTGCTGCAGTGCTTGCAAGAAAGATAGAAGATGTAATAAAAAACTTTGAACCAAGATGTCGTTTAGTATCAGTTAGAAGTTTACCAGATTTTGATAGAAATATTTATAATGTTACAATAGAATTTTATATAGTTAACGCACCCACAGAACTAGTAGACTTATCAGTTATGTTAGAGAGAATAAGATAATGGCAATAAATAATAAAAAATTACAAGTAACTGAATTAGACTTTGATAATATAAAAGCAAATTTAAAAACATTTTTAAAAGCACAAAACGAATTTAAGGACTATGACTTTGAAGGTTCTGGTATGAATATCTTACTAGACACATTGGCATACAACACACACTATCTAGGATTCAACGCAAACATGTTGGCGAATGAAATGTTTTTAGATAGTGCATCACTTCGTTCAAGTGT